TTCCTATGCGGTCTCGTTCGGCACGGGTGGTCGCGGTGCGTATTGTCACTTCCCCGTGGCTAGGATGGAAGTCTCGACCTCAGCTCAACACCCGTTTTTCCGATCCCCTCGCGCAACAGTATCGAACTGGTTGCAGATGTAGTGGGCGCAGGGTTGCTTTCGGAACCTTTCGCTTGCGCCGGGTAATTGATTAATAGACGAGCATCGTAACCCTGCCAGACAGCGAGCCGGTCGCCAAGCGAACGCCGTTGTGGGCGCTTCCGCAAGGAGCCTGCAATGTGTTCGGCGAGCCGGAAGACGCCGCCAAGCCGGTCGTCTACATCGGCGAGACAGAGGACTGCTACGACCGGTTCCTCCAGCACAACCGCACGCTGGACTTCTGGCAGACGGCCGTGGCCATCGTCTCCAAGACCAACAGCTTCACCAAGGCCCACGCGAAGTACCTGGAATGGCACTGCATCAAGGTGGCCAAGGAGGTCGGCCGGTTCCACCTGTCCAACGGGAACTCCGGCGGCCAGCCGTTCGTCCCCGAACCGATGCAGGCCGACGTAATGGACGCCTTCGACACGCTGAACGTCCTGACCTCGGCACTGGGCTTCCCGCTGTTTGAGGCCAGGCCGACGGCGAGCGGCGCGGACGTGTTCGAGCTGTCCGGCCCGGACTGCGAGGGGCGCGGCCAGCTGGTCGAGGACGGCTTCACCGTCTTCGCCGGCTCCAAGGCCCGCAAGCAGGTGGTTCCCTCGGCCGGGAAGTGGCTCGCCGCCGCGCGGCAGGAACTGCTGGCCAGCGGCGTGATCGTCGAGGACGGCAGCCAACTCGTCTTCCAGGAAGACCACACGTTCAAGACCCCCAGCGGCGCGGCCATGGCCCTCCTGGGCCGCACGGCCAACCGCTGGAAGGAATGGAAGAGCAAGTTCGGCGGAACCCTCGATGAGCTCAAGCGGCAGGACACGGACGAGCCGTCCGACCCCGAAAGCTGATGGGCGCACCCACCGCACGCAGGCAGTAAGGCAGTGCTTGCGGGGGCGTTCCCGGGCAGGGGCCGGGCACCGGCAGCGGGTCGAAACGACCGGCGGCCATGCATTTCTCTCATCCGACCCTCACCGCCAGATAGTGCAAGTGATTTCTCGACAGTCGGTTACGTTCCGACATGCCGTATTCCTGGTCCGTGCAAAATCGGGATTGACGAGGAACATGGGCGCATCGTATAATACTATAGGTGATATCATCCGATGAAACGAAGGAAATGCATACTCCTGCTGCCGTTGGCCTTCAATGACGGGGTCGAGGTGCCGCCGACGACGCTGGCCGGCATCCTCAGAGACATCGAGGAAACCTTCGACGGCTACAACGTCGCGGGAACGTGTGACGGCTCGTATCGGATGGACAACGGAGAATTGGTCCACGACAAGTCCCTGATGGTCTGGGTCGTTGTGGACGCTGAGCGTGTTGACGAGCTTCGCCAACAAGCTCGTCGAATTGCGGGAATCTTGAAACAGGAAAGTCTTTACTTCGAGGTAACAGAGGCAGAGCCGGAGTTCGTTCGGCCACTGTCAGAATCTGGAGAGGCCCAATGAGCACCATAAACGACATTCTTGCCGAGGCGCATCGCCTGGCCGAGAAGTCGAAGACATGGGCCGACCTTTCGAACGCCCTCTTCGACCCTCTCGACGGCCTGGTGGCCAAGTACATCAAGAGTCCTTCCGATCGCGCGGAGTTCCGCAAGTCCGACGCCTACGGGAAGCTGCACGAACTGGTCGAGCAGAAGATGAAGCAGACCGGCGTCGTGGCCGGTGCGGAACCGAAGAAGAGCGGCCGCTTTGTCGTCCGTCTGCCCAAGACGATGCACGCCGCTCTTGAGCACGAAGCGACCGAGGAAGGGACGAGCCTGAACCAGCTTGTGCTGGCGAAGCTCGCGGCTCGTCTGTCGACATTGGTCGGTGGCGGGAAGGCGTCCTTGATCCAGGCGTTCTGCGAAGTGCGCGATGGCTACTCGGCTGACCGCGTTGTTGCCGATCCGGAGATGGACCGTCAATTTCTGCGGCGTTGCCGTGAGCTTGGTCTTGCAGGGACGGACTACGACCTCAACTGGGCGTTGCTCAACGCGAGGAAGAATCGCCTGATGACGGACCTGCCAAAGACGAAGCGTTACACCGTCAAGAATCCGGATGACTTCGAGTACGCATCCGAACTCGCTGTGCAGCACTTGCGTCGTCTGCAGAATGTCTCGCTTGACCGCATCATCTGCGATCCGGACTTGGCGACTGAGTTCGACCAATACGCCGCGAAGTTGGCTCCTGGTTACTCGCCACTCGAGTACCGCTGGATGGCGCTTGGTCTACGGAAAGCCGGTCGTCTGCAGCAGGAGAAAGTCGCAAGACTGGATGTGCCGGACCTTCAGACCATTTGTCGAGTGCCGGACCTGAAGGCGTCCTCGCTGCCGAAGGCAAGCGGGCTGTACCTCTTCTCAAGCTCCGGACAGCCGGTGTTCTTGAGTCAGACGGATGACCTGCGTCACCGCATTGAACGGCACATGGACGTCAGCGCGTCACTCGGCCTGCCCAATTGGCTGTGGGATCAAGGACCGCTGGACCTCTCGCTTGCAGAAATGCCGGGAGTGGCCAGGGCTTCTCGACAAACAGCAGAGATTCTGCTGGTCAAGCAACTGCACCCGCTACTGAACTTTCAGCGAGCCGCATGAAGAAGGAACGAACCACAACCAGCAACGCCGGAAAGGGCAAGCTGCGTCCACCGGTGAAGTGGCACGGCGGGAAGCACTACCTCGCTGAGAGGATCATCGCGCACTTCCCGCCGCATCGCGTGTACTTGGAGCCGTTCGGCGGTGCGGCATCCGTACTGCTGAACAAAGCTCCGGTCGAGGTCGAGGCGTACAACGATCTCGATCTGCGGATCACCCGGTTGTTCCGCGTACTGCAAAGCCAAGGTGATGCGTTTGTCTCCCGCGTACAGTTCATCCCGTACAGCCAGAAGGAGTTCGAGGACGCGGCCGAATATCCCCCCGACGCCAGCGACCTGGATATGGCTGTCTGCGACTTTGTGCGATGGCGGCAGTCCTTCGGTGGGAAAGGCAAGACCTGGAGCTACACCACGTCAAGGGCGAGAGGCGGCATGGCTGGTGACGTGAACGCATGGTGGACTGCCATTGATCAACTGCCGGAGATCGTGGAGCGTCTACGTCGAGTCCAGATTCTGCATCAACCGGCCATTCAAGCCATTCGACGGTTCGACAGTCCGGAGACTCTGATCTACTGCGATCCGCCGTATGTTCACGAAACGCGCGACGCCAACAGCCGCGACGTCTACGGCGTGGAGATGATCGAAGCCGATCACCGCGCGTTGGCCGACGCGCTGAACGCCTGCGTGGGTGCTGTCATTCTCAGTGGCTATCCCTCGCCCTTGTACGAGGAACTCTTCGGCCACTGGCGTCGTGTGGAGTTTGACATAGCCAATCACGCTGCCGGTGGACGGCAGAAAGCACGGAAGACAGAAGTTCTCTGGATCAAGGATGCCATAACACAAGGAGAACCTGACATGGCAAACCGAAAGACGTATCACGTAACTCCGAACAAAGAAGGTGGCTGGAACGTGAAGGGTCAGGGCGCGTCCCGCGCTTCGAGCACCCACGAGACCAAGGCCGATGCGGTCGACCGCGGCCGTGAGCTCGCCAAGAGCCAGGACCTCGGCCAGCTGGTGATCCACAAGCAAGACGGCACCATCCAGACCGAGCACACCTACGGCCAGGACCCGCATCCGCCGAAGGGCTGATCGCATTCCCCGGTCTACAGGGCCATGCTTCGACATGCAGGTCAACGGCGCAAGTACCTTTCAGCGTTTGGTCGCTTGGCTCCGCGAGCGGGGAGTAGCGGAAGAGGATATGGTCTGCGTTTGGAGCAGTTCAGCCGCCTTGCGGAGTTCAGGCGGGAGGCTGGTGAGCACCGCTTCGATGTCCAGGCATAGCTGGGTGCGCTCTTCGGCAGGCCGGCCAGCCGGCCCAGGCAGAGGATTCGCCTACCCGACGCGGTTTGACTGGGTGACTCCGGCATGCTATAGCATCTGATATGTTGACGCGGACTTGGAATGTGGAGATCCGCCTTGGCTGAGGACATCGAAAAAGCCATCCGTGATCTGCGCCACAAGTTGGGGCTGACGCAAGAGCAGTTCGCAGCGAAAGTCGGTGTCACGTTCTCCACCGTTAACCGATGGGAGAATGGCAAGAGCCAACCCTCACCCTTAGCCCTTGAGCGAATCGGACGGCTTGCTCAATCTGTCGATCACCCGAAGAGTGGCAAATAGGCGATCATTGAATCACGACCCTGGCAGGAACGTATGACCGAAGCGAACCAGTTAACTCCACGAATGCTCGAGCCTGATCTGCTCGGGCAGAACTACCGGCAGTGTCTCCGTCGCCTCTCGCTCGAACCAGCAGATCTGGACAATCCTCCTCGAGGTGCGGAGGCGGTTCTACTACCTACTACTCACACATTCGGGGCATTCAAAAACTGGGACGTTGCGGGCAAAGCCAATTGGCGTGAAACCTGGAAGAGCATCTTGATTGAGGACAGAGCACTCCTCTCCGATGCACGTCGCACTGTGGATAACAAACTCTTAGACGGCGAGCCGCGTCGCGACATGCCCGAGGCGCGCAAGATGGGGCTCGACCAATATGTATTCGCTTACTTGGGAGTCCACGACCCCCATTACGCGCGAGAGGGACCAATTCTTCAACCGCCATTTGGTGTCTTTATCAGCACGGAGAAGGAAACCTTTCCACGAGTGATCGTCACAAACCGAGATCTCCGTTCTCCCGACGCTCCAAATGACGACTTAACAGCAACATTCCTTCTCCCACTCGACGGACGACGACTAGCATATTTTGAAGCAAAGCATAATCCACGTCACAAAGGTGATTTCTGGCATTATTGGGGATCGCCCCGATGTTCGGATGGTCATACGTTTCACTCTGAATGCTGGAAATGGTTCTTGGAATTCCATTATCACGACACCGTGCCCGCTTCAGATTTCGTAGCAATTCTCTGGCCGCATCGACATGTGGCTCTGTCGGGTGGCGGCCGTATGCTTGAATCAATTGGCCAACCCGAAGTTTTTAACTCTACTCACCCTCAATGCAGACTAATTCCGTATATCTGGGATGTAGACAAAAATGGGCACGACTTCAGACAGGCATCTGACGATGTTGCCCGGTTCTTCGCCAAGCATCAACATTTTCCCGAAGACGCACACCATGCAAAAGAGGCGACCAGATAATCCTCGTGTCACGCACTACGCGTACACACCCCCAGCCAAGACTGGGTGGGTGCAGGTACCTTTTGTCGTCCGTGAAGCCGGGCAGCTCGAAGGACCATTTTTCTTAGGTCACGCCCGAGAAGGTTTATTATCCGCTGAGCAGGTACGCCAATTGGTCGAACAGGGGACATTGCGTTGCCTCAGTTTTGCTTACAGCATCCGCGACGATCAGAGTCTCTGGATAACACCAGAAGAAGAAATCTGGCTTGCTTCGGCTACTGCACCCATCAATGACAACGCACGAATTCTCCTAGATGCTCAAGAACTGAGAACCCCAACGCGAACTCCTCAAGGAGTAATGGACACGCTGACCGCGAGAGACATCGTCCGTACCCGGACACCGGAAGGCCGGATGTACTTCGAGCCGGAGTCATACATCAAAAAGCCGCATTATAGGGCTTTCGCTGAGAAGACGCGTGCGACTTTTCGGGGCATAATCGGCGCTGACAATGAACGGCCTAAATCTGGAATCGAACACTGGGATAGTCTAGCCAGTGCGATGCTCCATAATGCTATCGAATTCTGCGAATCGCCGATGTTGAAGTACGGATATCGTCAGCAACTCATTGATGTTGTGCAAATCGGTATACTTCGCACGTTCACTCTGTTGGCGGTCGATCGTTCGCACCCAGCCAAGATACTTGAGAATGCTAAGAGCACTTTCAATGACAAGATTACGGCACTGCATAATCACATAGAACGACTAGAAGTTGGCATGCTCAGCCAGACAGTCGCTACGGCTTACGCCGAAGCGCATCTAGGCAAGGGGTTTTCCGTGATTCCTACGGAAAACAAGATCTCAATTAGTGAGTTGGCGGCCTGGTGCGCTGACCGTGACGACCGCAGAGTGATCGTCTGTGATCACGGTATTGCAACGGATATTGTATCCTTGGCCGCGTCAAATGATGACATTCACAAGTCATTTCGGCATCATGGTTTTGATTGCCGCTATCCCATAGATGTACCTGTTGGATTCATGCATCCGGCCGGCGATCTCCGTTGGCGCAAGGACATTGAACACGCCGTGAGACAGGTTCTATTGGAACAATGGGATAACAATCCGTGGGATGAAGTACGGAATGAGCTTGATGCTGTATCAATTGAGGGATTTGATTTGCAGACAATGTGCCATAGATTTGGCTTGGATGACGAGTACGACAAGCGTAAACGGGCCTCTCTCAGAGCCGATCAGGGTGCTTAGCTCGCGCGCTCTCCAGCACCCATATCAGGAGACCAACCAATGGCAAGTACAAAGAGCGTTCAGGCAGCCTTGATCATGAGCGTCCTTGCGCTCCTAGCTGCAATCATTGCTGGGGTTGCTGGCTGGTCCAAAGGTTCATCTAATACTGCTAATCCCGATGCGACGACGCCAGGTTTGCTTCAGCGAATCGAAGCAAGCGGTGAGTTGCACGCTGGATACGGAGTATACCCACCCTACACGATCGAGGATGCGGCGTCGGGCCGAGTTAGCGGTTTCAGTGTCGACGTAATCAATGAGATCGCGAAGCAACTCAATTGCACGGTTGTCTGGCACCGGATGAACTGGAACACCATGTCAGCCGACCTCAAGCGCGGCCAGTTTGATGTGATCGCCGACCCCATATTCCAGACGGTCCCGCGTGCTCGGGAGTTCGCGTTCACGGAACCCTACGCCTATTTCGCCGACGGGATCGCTGTCGTGCGAGTCGGTGAACAGCGGTTCACGGACTTTGACAGTCTTGACCGGGGAGAAGTCACCATTGCAGTCGGACAAGGATGGGCAAGCGAAACGCTGTTAACGGCCCGATTCACGAAGGCGAAGATTGTTCCCATCCAAACCGGGACCGATCTGCTTCAGGTTTTTAATGAGGTGCTTGCTGGCAGGGCTGATGTGGCAGTCGCGGACGCTGCTGACGCCGTGCGTTTTGTGGAGGAGCATTCCGGTGAGGTCAAAGCACTCTTCGTTAACAATCCGCCCGCCTACATGCCGGCGGGATTCGCCCTGAGGCCCACGGATCAAGAGGGTGCGGACTTCCTGACGGTGTGCCTGCGCAATCTTGAGGCGACCGGCGTGTTGGATGCTCTTGCGAAAAAGTACAACGTTCCGTCCCGTGCCACGCTACCAAGTGGCGATTGATTATCCTATGGAGTCACACTCAGCCAATTCTGCAACCAGTTTACCGGCTCCTGATGTCTACGAGCAGGAGTATGTGTATTGGCCGTGGGGAGAATTGCTGAAATGGGTGTCTGCGTGGGTCGAACGGCATGCCCCGAAGCACGGATTGATCGTCGACTACATGTGCGGCACGGGCTACCTGCTAAACGACATTGTGAGTCGCCGCCCTGATCTGACAGTCTATGGCTGCTCAATTACGCCGGCATACGTGGAGTGGGCAAACCAGCGATACAGCAACATCACGATCGTCTGCGAAGACGCATTCGCGTTTACCCCACCCGGATGCGCGGATGTTATCTTATGCACCGCGGGGTTGCACCATTTGGCGTTTGAGAGACAGGAGGCGTTCCTAAGTAAAGCAGCATCTGAACTCCAGCCGGGGGGTTGGTTCGTCATCGGCGAAGAAGTGATCGGTGTTGATGACGTGGGCCCTGAACGCCAGAAGGCAGTGCTTGATCTCTGGCATCAGCTGATGAAACATGCCGTGCAGTCTGAGGCTCCGGAAAGCGTGCTCGGTGCTGCGATTGAAGTCATGCGTGCTGACCTATTCTGGGATGGGGAATTCAAGCGGTCTCAGCCCTCGATCAAGGCGATGCTGGACCGACAGTTCACGATCGCGGACTTTGCGAAAACGTGGCCCGATACCGATGTCGGTTATGGGGACTGCGTGTGGGTGTGCAGGACAAAGGCATGCGCGAAGGGGGCGAGTAGGTGAACTACGACTGGAACTTCTCGCGACTCGCCCCGTATGTGGATGCATTTGCTTCTGGCACATACACAACGTTGACTCTCACCGGCATCGTAATTGTGATCGGCACGGTTGTTGGTCTGATCTTCGGTGTGGCTTTGCGGAATCCCCTGCTCAAGGTATTGCTTTATCCAATTGTGGACGTCCTGCGAGCGTTGCCGCCTCTCGTTCTCTTACTGTTCATGTACTACTTCCTAACTAGACAGGTGATCGGCGTAGGCGTGCCCGCATTCTGGGTTGCAGCTATTGCCATGTCGCTCAACTTGGCCGCGTTCACCTCCGACTTGGTCCGTGCCGCAGTGGACAACGCGCCTGTTGCGGCAACCGACGCCGCTAGGGCGTTGGGGATGTCTGAATCGCAGGTAATGCGACACATTGTCTTGCCGCATGTGCTGCGTGAGATCATTCCCGGCATGACGATCCTCTACATCGGGATGCTCAAGATGAGTTCGTTAGCATCGGTCATTAACGTGCGTGAGGTCGTGTTCACTGCACAGACCGTCATTGCCAATGTTGCGCGATCCCTTGAAGCGTGGGTAATCGTCGCTTTGATCTACATCGTACTGGTGGTGCCCGCCACATATGGTGCCAGGGCAATTGAACGCTGGGCTCGACGCGGCGCAACATTGGGGGGGCAGCACTAGGGTGCAGAATACGAAGGGCACAACTCCGACACCTCAGTTGTCCTTGGATCGTGTCACGAAGTCTTTCGGCACGACCCAGGCGATAGATCGTGTATCCATTGAGGTGGGAGAGGGTGAAGTCGTTGGGATCATTGGCCCCAGTGGTTCGGGCAAGACGACTCTACTTCGCTGCATCGACTTGCTAAGTGACTTCAATGACGGATCGATCAAATACTGGGGGAGCTATGAGGTACAGGCGTCAACAAATGGGCTTGCGCTGCAGTTCGACGGAAATGCTGAGAACGATCTCCTGGATGACATGGTGGCCACTCGAATACGGCGCGACATCGGGTATGTGTTCCAAGGCTTCAACCTGTGGGAGGATCGAAGTGTCATCAGTAATCTGACACTGGCTCCACGCATTGTCGGAAACGTGGCTCGGGAGACCGCAGAGAAGAATGCAGCTGACTTGTGCAAGGAGTTCGGTTTGGCGGACAAACTCCACTCCCGGCCATGGCAGCTGTCTGGCGGTCAACGCCAGCGTGTTGCGATTGTAAGGGCAATGTTGATGCACCCGCGCGTTCTGCTATTGGATGAGATCACCTCCGCCCTTGACCCCGTGCTTACGTTTGATGTCATGGAGGCTGTACGGAAGCTTCAAGCGAAACGAATGACGATGATGATCGTGACTCATCACCTTCATTTCGCGTCTCGTTTGTGCGATCGGATTGCCTATCTAGAGGCAGGCCAGTGTGTTCAAATCGACACACCAGATGTGCTGCAAAAACGACCGGCCACTAAGAATGTTGAACGCTTCCTCGAGATTCTCGAGGAAACACACTGATTGATCTTGAGGGCCTGACCGGACGCCAATCACGACACTTCACACTTCCAACGCGAGTTCGTCAGTCAACCCAGATGGCCGTCTTGCTCGCCGGCCACTTGGGTCGCATGCCCAAGGCCGCTGCGGTCTCAGCGCCCCGCGATGGTGACACCGGCGCGGGCTGCGATGCGGCCCGTCGTGACAAGGGGTTACGGCCAGAGGTCTCAAAGTCTCACGTTGTCGCAGCTCCGCCCGCTGGTCGTTAACCATCGTTTATGCCCGCCACGCAAAATTCTGGCCCCTTCCGCAAAAAGACAAGGGTGAGGGACGCCTTGTTTAACTGCGGAAGGAGGCTGCCGTGCCACGACACAACCGATTCAGCAACGCCAGGATGACGCCCGCGGGCCGACGACGGGAGATCGTCGCGATCCTGTCCCACGGGCTCTGTCGCATGCATGCCCGTACGGGCCCGGGGTCCGAAGAAAGTCTCCACTCCGGGCCGGAACCCGCTTGCTTTCCGGGCAAAAAGGCCGCTCACTGTGTCTCGAACGCAGCCTCGCTGGGGGTTAGCGAGGCCGAGAACGACGAGGATGCACGATGAGCGACAACACGATCAGAAAGGATCTGGCGGCGCTGCAGAAGATGACGCCCACACAGCTTCGGCAGCGCTACCGCGAGCTATACGGCGACGAGGCCCGGTCGGGCAACCGCCTGTGGCTGCTGCGTCGCTGCGGCTGGCGGATGCAGGCGCTGGCCGAGGGCGACATGACCGAACGGCTGAAGCGGGTGCGCGAACGGGCGCTGGTGATGGCCGATGACGCCGATGTCCGGGTGATCCCGCCGCGCACCCCGGTGCCGGGAACCGACATGCCGCGCCACGTGACGGCCACCGACCTGAAGTCCGATGTCCGGCTGCCGATGGCTCGCACTGTGATGACGCGAGAGTTCAAGGGCAGGCGGTACGGGGTGACGGTGCTGCCCAACGGCTTTGAGTACGATGGTGAGATCTACCAGAGCCTCAGCGCCGTGGCCCACGCCATCACCGGCAGCCACTGGAACGGGTATCACTTCTTCAAGAAGGCGCTGCTGAGCGCCATGAAACTGCAGGGGGCCGAATGAGCCAGACCAGCGATCAACAGAAACCTACGCCACCGCAAGTGCGATGCGCCATCTATACCCGCAAGAGCACGGACGAGAATCTCGAGTTGGACTTCAACTCGCTCGATGCGCAGCGCGACGCGGGCGAGGCATACATCGCCAGTCAGAAGAGCCAGGGCTGGGTGTGCCTGGCAGATCGGTACGACGATGGCGGCTTCTCCGGCGGCACGGTGGATCGGCCCGCCTTCCAGCGGCTGATGGCGGACGTTGAGGCCGGGCGGGTTGACTGCATCGTCGTCTACAAGATCGACCGGTTGTCACGCAGCCTGATGGACTTCGCCCGCATCATGGAGACGCTGGAGCGGCACGGGGTGTCGCTGGTCAGCGTCACACAGCAGTTCAACACGACGACCTCCATGGGACGGCTGACGCTGAATATCCTGTTCAGCTTCGCCCAGTTCGAGCGGGAAATCATCTCCGAGCGCACGCGGGACAAGATCGCCTCGGCCCGACGCAGGGGCAAGTGGACCGGCGGCGCGCTGGTGCTGGGCTACGACCGCGCACGCGACAACCGGGGCACGCGGCTGGTCGTCAACGAGGAAGAGGCGGAGCGCGTCCGGACCATCTTCGCCAAGTACCTGGAACTGCAGTCCATCCTCAAAATTGTCCACTGGCTGGATGCACGCGGATGGCGGAACAAGCAGTACACCACGAGTAAAGGCGTGCCTCGCGGCGGCAAGGACTTCGACAAGTCCACGCTCCTGAAGCTGCTGACCAACCGGCTCTACATCGGGCAGATCGTCCACAACGACCAGTATTTCGATGGCGAACACGAGGCGATCGTGGATGAAGATCTGTTCGGCCGCGTGCAGGGCCAGCTCGCCCGCAACCGTAACAGCGGCGGCAAGTATCAGCGGAACAAGTACGGGGCACTGCTCAAGGGGCTGGTGCGCTGCCGGCACTGCGGCAGCGGCATGAGCCACCACTACGCCTCGCGCGGCCAGCGTCGCTATCGGTACTACGTCTGCCAGACGGCGCAGAAGAAGGGCTGGTCGGCATGCGCGTATCCATCCCTGCCCGCGGGCGAACTGGAACAGTTCGTGGTCGAGCGGATCAAGGAGATGACCGGCGACAGAAACCTTCTGAGCGACGTGGTCAGTCGAGCCGGGGAACAGCTGAACCGCCAGACGGAAGAGCTGGTGCAGCGCCGCAAGCTGCGCGAGAACCGGGCGCGGCGCATCAGTGAAGACATCAATGACCTGACCCGCAGCCCCGTGATGCATGCGACCCCCGGCGCAGCCCGTGAACTCGCCCGCCTGCAGGACGAACTGATCGAGGTCGAGAAGGAAATCGGCGATCTGAATCGCCGGATCGTGGACCTGCAGCATCGGATGATCGACGAAGACGAACTGACCGGCGCGTTGGAGGCGTTCGACCCGATGTGGGACCGGCTTCGGCCGGATGAGCGGGCGCGGCTGATCCACCTGCTGGTGCAGTGCATCGAATACGACGGGGCGAATGACGAGATCGCCATCACCTATCATCCGGCGGGCCTGCAGGCCTTCGCCGAAATGGAGACGTGCCATGCCTGAACCCATGGAACGCCCGGAAACGGGAGTCACCCAGCACCATTCGCTCAAGTTCATCCGCGAGCACAACGCCCGCCGCGCCGTGCAGCAAGTTGTGGAGGATGAGCCGCCTGCAACGGAATCCGGCCGGGTGCCGCGCGTCACGCGCCTGATGGCCTTGGCGCTGCGGTTCGAGCATTTGCTGGAACGCGGGGCCGTGCGCGACCAGGCGGAACTGGCCGAGCTGGGTCACGTGACGCGGGCGCGGGTGACGCAGATCATGAACCTGCTCTACCTTGCCCCCGACGTCCAGGAAGCCATCCTCCACCTGCCCCGCGTGCAGGTCGGGCGTGACCCGATCGTGGAGCGCGACATCCGACCCATCGCCGCTGAGCCCGACTGGCGGCGACAGCGGCGACTGTGGGCCGACCTCATGGCCCGCCTGCCATCCTGACAGCACCCCGCCTGTTCCGCGCATGGTCGGGCAGCGGCCCGGCGGCCAGCGCCTCGGCGCAAATTGAGACCACATCATCCTTTAAGTTCTAAGGCCAGTTTGGCGCGCCAGTTGCAATACGCCCAGCACGTGGGCCACGGACTGGCCCGGGGACAATTTATCTCTGTTCTGCCCCACATGGGGAAAGGAGTCCTTCGTGGCCCAGACATTGCGACTGAAGCGTTTCTCGAACGCCGCCATGCTCAAGCGGATCGACAACCGACTGCTGATGCAGTTCCTCGATCCCTTCCGGACATTTCTGACCGACCAGCGCGGCATGACCTGGCCGACCAACCCCGACGACTTCGACCACGCCGCCCTGGCGAAGATTCTGATGTCGCCGAGCATCGATACCCCCGAGCCGCTGCTCGACGCCCTCTACTTCGTCGATGGCCTGGCCGACGCCGACTGCTACGACCGAATCCTTGAGGAGGCGCAGGACGCTGGCATCGACTTGGGCACCGAGGGCGCGACCCCCGAAGATCTCACGCTGCGGGTGTGGCTGGCCGACCCGAACATCCTCGAGCGTGTTCACGCCGAGCAGAATCGCATCCGCCCGAAAACCTTTCAGTCGTTCTTCACCACCGAGACCAACCGCCCGGACCTCGCGTTGCCCGCAACGGATATGGTCACCGCCCTGGAGAACGACCTCAACATCTGGTTCGAGTTCAAGAAGAAGGGTCGCGGCGCTCGGGTCTTCCCGTTCCCCCGCGAAGACGGCTTCTGGTTCCTGGTGCGGCACGGTCAGCGCATCAAACGCGAAGGTACGGTCGAGGCGGACGGCGACTCCGGAAGCGTCTTCTATCGCCCAGAGAAGTTCGACGTGCTGATCTACTATCCGGAGACCGGTGAGTTGGCGATTTACGCCGACACCAAGGGCGAGCGGGAAATCTACTGCAAGCTGTTCGGCAAGCACCTGTTCACCAACGCCGACTTTTTCTCCTTCACCAATATCGTCGAAAAATACACGCTGCGGCCGTTGATCGAAGACGGACGCGCGTCGCTCGCGTGCGCGGACGTGGCGGGTATCACCAGCATCGGGCTGTACGAGCTTCACATCCAGCACAGCAGCAATCAGAAGGACATCGAAATCCGACGCGCGGACGACGTCTTCCAGGCACTGGAAGATCAGCAGCGGCAGCTGCGCGACGAGCAGGACAGCACCAGGCTCGTCAGGGCGAAGTTCAAGGTGACCTTCGTCGACGGGCGCGAGCGAAGCGTGACGATCACGCCGCCCAACATCGCGTCTTTCGACCGGGAAACCGACAACTCGATGATCCACGATTGGCTGACCAAACGAGGGTTCGTCATTCACGCCGTCGAGGGGGTCAGGGCCGATGGTGCTGTTCTGGCAGTGGCTTGAGTCGCGACCCGATCGCACGGCTGTGATGGCCGAGTGGCAGCATGTGGCTGGCGGCTGCGTGGACGCGGTGACGGCGTTGCTGCAGCCGTTGGAGCGTGCCGCCACCGCCTATCCGAATCCCCGTCCCCACGGACAACCGATGAAAGTCGTCCGCCACGCAGAGGACGACGTCGTCGCCATCGATCCCGATGATTACCAGCACCGCCTTGGCTTGGCCGATGCGGACATCGTCCTCTACCAGCTGAACCTGCGGGCGGTGCGGTCGATGCTTTGTCAGACACTTGACGGTGTTAATATCGCCAAGACACCCGTCGACCAGGGGTCGGGGGTACTCCAGATCGGAAACTGGGAACCGAAGAAATCCGCCAGCTTTCCGGTCTTCCTCATGATCTGCCGGCACCGTGGCGTACTTCGAGAAGAGCTGCTTCAGCTTCAGGCGAAGTGCGACCGGGTTGGGGCGATCCTGCTTACGCCAAGCCGGATGAATTGGGACGACAGCATCGACGCACTTGCTCGGTCGAAGAAGATGCTGCTGGTCCCGCTGGCCGAAGTCATCGAGCCGGTGGGCGGCGCGTTTCGTGAAACGCCTGCATGGGCGGAGTACGTGCAGGGCTTTGCCCAGATGGTGAAGCTCACTCTTCCGAGCAATTATCGCAACAAGAAGCCCACACCGATGCGGGGGACGCGTGCGGCGAATATCGAGAAGCTTGAGAAGGCTTTGGAGAAGCATTTGATCGCGGCTCGCGATCATGCATTTGCCATGGTGGATCGCGGCAAGCAACCGGAACTCTTGCCTCGGCCTGAACAACAGGAACTCGCCAAGCTCATCTGCAGCAACACATCGGCCGTCAGTCGATGCCTTGGCGATCCAAGAGCGACGGTACTGAAACTGCTCTGGGACACAGCCGACTCCCTTGAAGGAGTCATGCACTACAAGACCCTAAGGCGACGCTGAGTCGCCTTTTTCATTGCGCGAGCGATTGCAGTTACGGCGATTTGCTGCAACTGCAATCGCTCTTTTTGTGCGCGCAACTGACATCTGAATAGCCATTTGCAGCGATTGCAGAAGTTTTCACGCAGCCATCTGCAACCCGCTCGGAGGTTACTGCGGCCCGCCGTGGGTCGCGATTCGAAACCTCCGTTCCAGGAGATCTGCAGATGGCTACGAACGCCGACCTACTCGCCGCCGAACTGTTCCTTTCCCCCTGTGTGCTGAGACGCATCGAAGGCTCCGTCAAGCGCCTGTGCCGCAAGTTCGGCCTCAGCCGTGCCGACGGCGATGACCTGCAGCAGGATTTCTGCGTCGCAATCCTGCAGTCGCGACAGGTGTATGACCAGGACAAATGCCTCCTGCACCGGTTCGTGCTGATGGTAATCAACCGGCGCTACAAGCATCACGTCCGCCGGCTGATCCGCATTCGCGAAGGCCTCGGAAACACCATCGACTCCGTGGGGTTCGATGACGTCGAGCCGGGGCTTGACCTTCTGATCGTCGATCCCGTTGGCGAGAACCCGCATCGGAGCGTCGATCTGCGCGACGAACTCGACCACGCGATGCGCGGCCGACCGGACTTCGAAAAGCGGGTCTGTGATCTGCTGATGGCCGGGCACTCACCTTTCGGTGCATCCCGCGAGCTGAATGTCGCCCCTTCCACTGTGACGCGTGCCATGAAGCGCATCGCGAGTCATCTCGCGATGCGCGATGGTTTTTCGGATTTCTGAGATCGCACGCAAAAAAACAGTGCCACCTGCAAAAAGACAAAGGTGGAAGGACACAACAATGACTCTGAACATAAACGACAACCTAAGCATCGACCTCAGCGTCCTCGCCGCCGAACCGGCTGACGAGTATCACGCCAAGGCCAGCGAATATCTGTCGAGCCACCAACTGCTCGATTTCATGGCGTGTCCGTGGCTCTATCGGAAGAAACAGCTCGGGATGATCTCCGACGACGACACGCCGGCGCTGCTAATCGGTCGGGCGACGCACGTCCGCATCCTCGAAGGCCGTGATGCCTACGAGACGCAGTTCGCTGTCGGCGGGCCAATCAATCCCAAGACAGGCAAGCCGTTCGGCTCGAACACAAAGGCCTTCGCCGAGTGGGCCGAGTTGCAAGGTAAGCCGGTGTTGTCGCACGAAAACGTCGACCTCATCGAGCAGATGGCCTCGGGCGTGGCAATGAACGACGAGGCCGTTGACCTGCTTCTCTACGGCCGATCCGAAGGCGTCATCCGCACCATGTACCGCGACACGCCGTGCCAGATCAGGATCGACTGGGTCCACCCGCATCGCGGCATCGTCGATCTCAAGACCACCGCCGACCTGACCTGGTTTGAGAACGAGACCAAGCGCCGACGGTACCACAGCCAGCTTGCTTTCTACCAGGCGGTGCTCGCCGAGGTGATCGGTGAATACGTCTCTGTCTACCTGATCGGCATCGAAAAGATCGAGCCGTTCCGCTGCGGCGTGTGGCAGGTCAGTGATAACACGCTTGCGATCGCGCGGCAGGAGAACGAGGCGGCAATCCGGCGGTTGCGTCGCGCGTGGGAGATCGATGCCTTTCCCACGGGTTACGAAGACATCCGCGTGATGGAGGTCGCATAGCCCTTCTTCGCGCCCGGGCGGGTTGCCCCGGAAGCCGAGTGCCGTGATGGCACGGATGCCTTGACCGGCCCTCTGGATGAGGGCGGCAGCCGGCTCCGAATTTCTCCGCAACCGCCCGGGCGCTCTTTCACCCATGCACCCAAAGCAAAACAGGACCCACAAGATGAGCCACAACTACCGCAACACCGATCCACACACCTCGGCACTGGCCGGGCGGCATGTGCGGGCCTGCGGATGCACCAAGCGCCACCGCGACCTGTGCCTAGCCGTCGTCAAACGGCAATCGGGCCTGACCGCCCGCGAAATTGAAGACAAGCTCGGCATTAAGGCACATAAGCGTCTGCCAGAGCTTCGCCAGGCCAACCTTGTCCGCAACGGGCCGGCACGCCTCTGCACCGTCTCTGGCCGCCAGGCCATGACCTGGCTTCCGCCCCAGTACCTCAACTGAACCACGGAGAAGCACGCATGACCATGATGCAACAGATTCATCGCGGGCGCAGGCACTCACCGCCGCGCTTGCTCATCTACGGCACCGAAGGCATCGGCAAAACGACCACCGCATCCCAGGCACCGAACCCGATCTTCATCCCCACCGAAGACGGTCTCGACCAGATCGACTGCGCCAGCTTTCCCCTGGCGACCACGTTCAGCGGGGTCAAGGAGTCGCTGGCGGCGCTGATCAACGACGAGCACGACTTCGAGTCCGTCGTCATCGACAGTGTCGACTGGCTTGAGCGGCTGATCTGGGACGATCTGTGCCGGCAGTATGGCGTCACCAGCATCGAGAAAGTCGATGGCGGCTACGCCCGCGGATATACACACGCCCTGACGCAGTGGCGCTCGGTGCTGCATGACCTCAACACGCTGCGGAACCGGCGCGGCATGTGCGTGATCCTCCTGGCCCACGCCAAGGTCGAGAAGTTCGAGGACCCGGAGTTCAGCGCCTACGACCGCTACTCGCCGCGCCTGCACAAGCATGCCACGGCGCTCATCACCGAATGGGCGGATGCCGTGCTGTTCGCCACGCGGAAGATCATCACCAAGACCCAGGACGGCGGGTTCGGGCGCGAGCGCACCATCGCGATGGGTCTGGGCAAGGACACTTCCGGGGGCGGAGGCGAGCGTGTGCTTCGCACCGTCGGCAGCCCGGCCTGCGTCGCCAAGAACCGTTACGACCTGCCTGCGGAACTTCCCCTCTCATGGTCGGCGCTGATGCAGGCGCTGACCAGCACCACGGATACCAGCACCGACGCCAAGCCGAGCCTGCGCTTCGTCGGCGATCACACCACACAACCTGCAACCAACGAGGAGTCCTGAACCATGGCACATCTCAACGGATTCAACGCGCACGAAGTCGAACCCAATGCTGCCTTCGATCCGCTGCCGGCGGGCAAGTACCTCGCGGCTATCACCGCGTCGGAGATGAAGCCGACGAAAAACGGCGATGGCAGCTACCTCGAACTGACCTTCGAGGTGGTGGAGGGTGATTTCCGGGGGCGGAAAGTCTGGGATCGGCTGTGCATCAACCATCACAACACGACGACGGTGAGGATCGCCCGGGGCAACCTCTCGGCCATCTGCCGCGCCACCGGCGTGATGCAGCCGCGCGATTCGGTCGAGCTGCACAACATCCCGCTGTTGATCACCGTCAAGTGCAAGAAGCGCCAGGACACCGGCGAGCTGAGCAACGAGGTCAAGGGCTACGAGTCCAAGGCCTCGGCCACCGGCCAGCCGCAACAGGCCCCCATCACCACCAACACCCCGCCCTGGAAGCGAGGTGCCCAATGAGCATCTGGCCCCAAATCCTCTACGACCTGGAGGCCACCGACCATGGCGAGCCGCTTGGCGTTCGGGTGAACTGCCAGACGCCGCAGTCGCACGAACTGCAGATCAAGGTCGGCGGCTCCAAGACATCGCCGAAGGTGCAGATCAACTGCTCGCTGGTCAATGGTGAGTTGTTCATCGATGTGATCGATGCATCGCGACTCGATTCGGACGACGTGCCCTGCGGGGCGCTGGCTTCGGTCAGTGCGAAACTGCAGATTCCGCACGATGACCTGGTGGAGGAAGGCTTAGCAGCGTGAAGCTCTCGCTTCCCTATCCACCATCCGTCAATCACTACTGGCGGCACTACCGAGGGCGGGTGGTCATCAGCCAGAAGGGCCGGGCGTACCGCGAGCGTGTCCTCGCCCTCCTGGCCCGGGGCTATGGCAACGGCCCGCGCAAGCCACCATCCGGCGGCCGCATCGCACTGGAAATGAATGCGTTCCCGCCCGACCGCCGCCGGCGTGACCTGGACAACATCCAGAAAGCGATACTCGACTCGCTCGAACACGGCGGGGTCTACGAGGACGACAGCCAGATCGATCTGCTGATCACGCGCCGCTGCGAGGTGAATAAGCCCGGGCGCATCGACATCCAGATGGATGAGTTCCCACTGACGCGCTGCCCACTCTGCGGCGGACCGATTCATCCGGAGAACAACTGACCGATGGGCAAGCACGGACGCATCTACATCGCCGGTCCGATGACCGGATTGCCCGACCACAACTTCCCGGCGTTCCGCGCCGCCGCTAAGCGTCTGCAGCAGGCCGGTTGGGAGGTGATCAATCCGGCCGACAACTTTGGGGGGCGGACTGACTTGCCGCGCAGCAGCTACCTGCGAGCCGATGTGGCACTGCTCCTGCAGTGCGATGCGATGGCGATGCTCCCCGGCTGGCAGGATTCGCGGGGTGCCAAGCTGGAGTACCTGCTCGGCCGCGAGCTGGGCATACCGATCATTGACAGCGCCTCATTCCAGCCGCTGGCCGATGCGCCCGCGCCGACCGTGCATCTGCGTGATGGGATTCCACCCCGCCGCGATGATTCATTCCCCAGCCTGACTGCTCAGGTAGCCATCAGGGCTGATTACCGGAATTTCCGATCGCCGGAAACCCGCCAGGTCGCGTGTGACCAGATGCGTGGCATTTGCGCGCACGGCACAGGCGTGTTGGATCGCATCCTCGAAGTCCGAGAAGCCCGAATCGATCGCCTGGTTGATGATCTGAGCATCCACCTCAACGGTTTGAAATACATCGCGCAGGCCTTTGATCGCTCGTCGAGCGGCGCGCTCGTTAGCCTCGAGTCGCACGATGTAGTAGATGAAGTTGAAACTGATGGCCGAGATCAAGCCCACGAACTCACGGCGCTCGGCCAGCGACCAAAGCTCGGTCGCATCATCAGCGAATGGCGCACGGTCGAGCAAGTGGTCGAGCAGCACATTGGTGTCGAAAAATACCCGGTGGTTCATCGCCGGCCCTTATTGAGAATCGCCGCCTCGTACAGCTCGCGGTCGCTCTTCTTGCTTGAAACTTTGGCCAATCCGCGCAATCGGCGGGTAATCGGAGCAGTCTTCCGGCGCGATTCGCGGGGCCGGGTCATGGTGTCGATGTATTGGCTGAACATCGCCGACACACTGGTTCCACGTTCTTCAGCCAGCTGCTTGGCCTTCTCGATCACGTCCTGGTCGGCGCTGAGGGTGAGTTTGGGCATGGCGGTACTCCTGTACGTACGATCAATATGCGATTATACGTATCGGACCAATCCAAGGCAAGATTCAGTCTCCCTTCAGGAGGCGGCATGACGACGGCGGTCGCTTCCAGCTCCGGCACCCTCATCTTGCGCCCTTACCAGGCCGAGGCGGTCACGGCGGTGTACGACCACCTGCGTACGCGCGATGACAACCCGTGCGTGGTCATTCCCACAGCGGGTGGCAAAACGCCGGTGATGGCGACGATCTGCCGCGACGCGGTGACGCAGTGGGACGGCCGCGTGCTGATCCTGGCGCACGTGAAGGAACTGCTCGAGCAGGCCGTCGACAAGCTGCACTCGATGGCACCGGACCTGTGGCACCAGATCGGGGTCTACTCCGCCGGCCTGCGCAGCCGGGATACCGAGCATCCGATCATCGTCGCCGGGATTCAGAGTGTGTATAGGCGTGCCGCAGAACTCGATCGGTTCGATCTGATCCTGGTCGATGAGGCTCACATGATCCCGCCGTCGGGTGACGGGATGTACCAGCAGTTCCTGCGTGAGGCGAGGATCGTCAACCCGAACGTGCGGCTCGTAGGCCTGACCGCCACGCCATATCGGATGACCACCGGTACGATCTGCTCACCGGCCCCGGACGGGCTGCTCAACCATGTCTGTTACGAGGCGGGTGTGCGCGAACTGATCGTCCAGGGCTATCTTTGTCCGCTCCAAACCAAGGCGGGCCGGCGCAAGGCCGACTTCGGCGGGCTGCACGTTCGGGGCGGCGAGTTCATCGCGGGCGAGGTCGAAGCCTTGATGGACGACGATTCGCTGGTGCGCTCGGCATGCCGCGAGATCATCGACCACACCCGCGACAGGCATTCGGTGCTGATTTTCAGCGCCGGTGTACAGCATGCCCTGCATGTGCAGCGTGTGTTGGGCGAGATGGGCCACGAGTGCGGATTCGTTTGCGGCGAAACGCTGCCGTTCGAACGAGCCGAGACGCTCAAGCGATTCAAGGATGGCCAGCTCAAGTATCTGGTCAACGTCAACGTGCTGACCACGGGCTTTGATGCGCCGAACATCGACTGCGTGGCCCTACTGCGGCCGACGATGTCGCCGGGTCTGTATTACCAAATGGTGGGTCGTGGGTTCCGGCTGGACCCGTCGAAGGAGAACTGCCTCGTCCTGGACTTCGGCGGCAACATCCTGCGCCATGGGCCGGTCGATGCATTGCAGGTCGAAGACAGGACGCCGGGCAATGGTGAGGCACCGGCTAAGGAATGCCCGCAGTGCAACGCGCTGATCCACGCCGCCTACGGCGTCTGCCCTGAATGCGGGCACGTATTCCCGCCACCCCAGCGTGAGCAACACGAGAGACAGGCCTCGACGGCCGGCATCCTCAGCGGCGAAGTGACGGAGACGGAGTACGAGGTTCAGAACATCTATTACTCGGCTCACGTGAAACGTGACGCACCGGAGGGCCATCCTCGCACACTGCGCGTCGACTACCGCGTCGGGTTCAACGACCACCGCAGCGAATGGATCTGTGTTGAGCACCCACAGGGCAGCTACGCCCGGCAAAAGGCTGAAGCGTGGTGGCGGGCGCGATCCAGCGATCCATGTCCGACCAACGCCGACGAGGCGGTCGGGCTGGCGGAGACGGATTCACTCGCGCCCACGCGCGCCATCACCGTCCGCAGCGTGACCGGGGAGAAATATGACCGCATTGTGAATTACCAGCTTGGCGAGAAGCCACCCGCTGTCACTGTCGGCGACCCGACTGGTGGTGAGACTGACTACGTCCCGATCCCCGACGATGAGGTGCCGTTCTGATGCTGACCGAAGCGGCCATGTCCTATCACCGAGCCGGCCTGTGCGTGCTCCCGGCCAGGCGGGCGGAGAAGCGCCCGGCGGTCGGCGCGTGGAAGCGGTATCGGCAGACACGGCCGACCGAGGCCGAGCTGTCGGCATGGATGGCTAATAATCCCGACGCCATCTGCATCCTTTGCGGCGCGGCATCGGGCAACGCGGAGATCATCGACTTCGACGCCGGCGGTGAACTGTTCTCGGCGTGGTGGGAGCGACTGCCCGTCGAGGTGCGGGAGCGGCTGGTGATCGAAACCACCCCATCGGGTGGCTACCACGTGATCTATCGCTTCGAGGCGGCGGTCTGCGGCAACCTGAAGCTGGCCCAGCGGAAGGTCGGCGACAAGATCACCACGCTGATCGAGACGCGCGGTGAAGGAGGCCTGTTCCTCTGTGCCCCAACGATGGGCTACATCCTCGGCCACGGCGACCTCGCCGATCTGCCCGTGTTGACCGAGGCCAAACGCGACACGCTGCTCCAGACGGCGTGGGAACTGAACGAGTATCTGCCGCCGGTGGTCAATGGCCCCCGCAATCCGACGCATATTTCCGGGGTCGGCGATGTCGGCCAGAGAGGCCCATCATCGGTCGAACAAGGCCAGTTCTCGGCCGACAATTCGCACAGTGGCGATTGTCCGTCGAACAATGGCATGGTCGGCCAGAGAATGCCCATGTCCGTCGGACCATGCGGTTCTCTACCAGAGAATGCCGACAGGCCCGGCGACGACTTCAACCATCGCGGAGACCCCCGGAATGTGCTCGAACAACACGGCTGGGTGCGGATCAAGGCCCCCGGAATCGGGGGCAACGAGTATTGGCGACGGCCCGGCAAGGATTCGGGCACATCCGCCACGCTGAAGGATGGCGTGTTCTATGTTTTCTCGTCCAACGCCGCCCCGTTCGAGCCCAATCGCGGCTATTCGCCGTTCGCCGTCTACTCCCTGCTCAACCATCGCGGAGATTTCGAACAGGCGGCGCGATCTTTGCGGACATCTGGCTACGGCGGCAATTCACTGGCGGGCAATGCCGATGGCGTTCCGGGGGCGGACATCTCGGCCATCATGCGAATGTCCGGCGCACCTGCCGCCTGTGCGTCGCACAATTCCGATGTCGGCCAGACAATGCCAATGTCCGACGGACAAGTCGCACCTGTGGCAGACATTTCCGATCCGGGGCCGATGTCGGCGGAGATGCTGCGGATGCCGGGCTTCGTAAGCGAGGTCATGGACCACTGCCTGGCCACCGCGCCGTACCCGAACCAGGTCATGGCGTTCGCCGGGGCGCTGTCGCTGCTGGCGTTCCTGGCCGGCCGCAAAGTCCGCGACAGCGGGGACAACCGCACCAACATCTACCTGCTCGGCCTGGCGCATTCGGCTTCGGGCAAGGACTGGCCGCGCAAGATCAACACGCGCATCCTCAACGAGGTCGGGCTGGCCGACGCGCTGGGCGAGCGCTTTGCTTCAGGCGAAGGCATCCAGGACGCCCTGTTCCAGACGCCGAGCATGCTGTTCCAGACCGACGAGATCGACGGCATGCTCCAGTCGATCAACAAGGCCAAGGACGCCCGGCATGAAGCGATCATGAGCACGCTGCTGACGATGTACTCATCGTCCAATAGCGTCTATCCCATGCGGCGCAAGGCGGGCAAGGAGTCGCCAGGCGTGATCGATCAACCGTGCCTGGTGATCTTCGGCACGGCGATCCCCAACCACTACTACGAGGCGCTATCCGAGCGGATGCTGACCAATGGCTTCTTCGCCCGCATGGTCATCCTTGAGGCCGGCCCCCGGAGCTGCGGTCAGGAGCCAAGCATCCGCGCGTTGCCGGAGCGCGTGGTGGCGACAGCCGCCTGGTGGTCCAAATTCCATCCCGGCGACCACCGCGCCAACCTGCTCGACGTCCACCCCGTGCCGGCCATCGTGGACCACACCGCTGACGCCCGACGCCTGCTGATCGACACCCGTGAGGAGGCTGAAGGTGAGTACGCCGAGGCCGAGGCGAAGAGCGACTCGGTGGGCACCACGGTCTGGGGTCGCGTCAGCGAGCAGACGCGCAAGCTGGCGCTGCTCTATGCGATCAGCGAGAACCATGAGTCGCCGTGCATCGGCATCGAGGCCGTGCGCTGGGCGTCGCAGTTCGTCATGCACCAGACCAGGCGCATGCTGTTCATGGCAGCAGGCCACGTGGCGGAGAACCCGTTCCACGCCGAGTGCCTGAAGGCGGTGGAGAAGCTGCGGAATGCCCCTGGTCACGAGCTGCCGCACAGCGTGCTGCTCAAGCGGATGAAGATGGATTCCAAGAGCTTCGCCATGCTCGTGGAGACGCTGGTCCAGCAGGGCGACATCGAGGTGGTCACCGTGCCCCGAGCGGGGTCGGCGCTGCGGGCGTACCGCCTGCCACAGCGGGTGAAACCTGGCGGTGAAACCAACGACGGGGGTGAAACGTGAGCAGCTTTCAAGACCCGGCGGCACTGCGAATCGGTGGTCAGGTTTCTCTCGTTTCACCCACGTTTCACCACCGCAGGGTGAAACCAGAGAAGCGGGGAAACAGCATGTATGCAGAGAAAAACAACAACTCTCTCTTTATGTTTCTCTCTTTCACCCCCACCCCCTCGCGCGACGCCCGCCCGTGTGTATTTGCGTGTGTACGTGAGAGGGGGGGTGAAAGGGTGAAACTTGAGCCACGCCGCCCCGGGTCGCCCACGTTGGCCCGTGTCGCGGCCAGCGAACCAGGTGGTACGACGCGGCCACCCGCCGCCTCTCGCCGACAGGGGCGAACGTGGGCGAGATTCCGAGTTACCCACAATCTGCCGCGCTGGCAGCGGGCAACTGCGGCGCGATAGGTACTTGGAAACACCGACCTTTCCTGATGGCACGGGAACGCGTCGGCGTGTGACACACAGTTTGTTTGCGCTGTCCGGTTTTTCTCCGGCGGTGGTTTCGACCCCTACCCAACCCCCAACCCACACGGAGGGCATTTATGACGACCGCCACCTACGACGTCCAGCTTCGCAAGATCGATGACATCCACCCGTATGACCGAAACCCGCGCCTCAACGACAAGGCCGTGGAGGCCGTGGCCGACTCGCTGCGCGAGTTCGGCTTCCGCCAGCCCATCGTGGTCGATGCCGAGGGCGTAATCATCGTCGGCCACACGCGCTGGAAGGCAGCGAAGAAGCTGGGCCTGGCCAAGGTGCCCGTCCACGTCGCCACCGATCTGACGCCCGAGCAGGTCAAGGCGTACCGCATCGCCGACAACAAGACCGGCGAGATTGCCGAGTGGGACCTCGAAATCCTGCCCATCGAACTCAACGAGCTGCGCGAGGGCGGATTCGACATGGACGTGCTGGCCTTTGACGAGGAGGAGCTGGGCAAGCTGCTGAGCAGCGCCCAAGGCGTGGCCGAAGGGCTGACCGATCCGGACGAGGTGCCCGAGCCGCCGGACGACCCGACGACCCAGCGCGGCGACATCTGGATTCTCGGCGACCCCCGGAATGGCCACCGCCTCATGTGCGGCGACAGCGGCAGTTTGGCCGATCTGGGTCGGCTGCTCGATGGCGCGACCATCGATTTGGTCAACATGGACCCGCCGTACAACGTGAAGGTCGAGCCGCGCAGCAACAACGCCATCGCCGCTGGCCTGTCCAGTTTCCATGCAACGCGGAAGGTCGACTACCGTGGCGAGGACGGGCATCGTTCGAAGCGGAAAAAGAGCGACATCAGGCATCATCAGAGCTTTGATCTGAATCGCCATCCGGAGAAATCGCAGGCCACGCACAAGAAGATGCGTGCCAAAGACCGGCCGCTGGAAAATGACTTCGTCACCGCCGAGGCATTCGATGAGATGCTGCTGGCCTGGTTCGGCAACGCGTCGCGCGTGCTAAAGCCGGGCGGGTCGTTCTACATCTGGGGCGGGTACGCCAACCTCGGCAACTACCCCGCACCGCTGAAGCAAGCGGGCCTGTACTTCAGCCAGGGAATCGTGTGGGACAAGCAGCACCCGGTGCTGACCCGCAAGGACTTCATGGGCGCGTTCGAGATCTGCTTCTATGGCTGGAAGGAGGGTGCGGGGCACCACTTCTACGGCCCGAATAACGCCACCGACCTCTGGCACGTCAAGAAGGTCAATCCCCAGAGCATGGTCCACCTCACCGAGAAACCGGTTGAACTCGCCGTCCTGGCGATCCAGTACTCGTCGAAGCCCGGCGAGAACGTCCTCGACTTGTTCGGCGGCTCGGGTAGCACGCTCATCGGCTGCGAACAGACGGGCCGGCGGGCGTTTCTGATGGAATACGATCAGGCCTATTGCGATGTGATCATCGAACGTTGGGAGAAGTTCACGGGCAAGAAGGCCGAGCGCATCGCTGCCTGGGTGCCCGAGAAATCTCAGGACGCCAGCGAAACTGAGGTGACGGCTTGAACGGAATCGTCCTCAGCCTCTGCGACTACACCGGCAACATGGTCCGCCCGTGGCTGGATGCCGGCTGCGAGTGCTGGATCGTGGACACCCGCCATGAGCCGGGCGAGCACCGCGACCCCCGGAACGGCCGGCTGGTCCGCGTTGGAGCCGACGTGCGCGACTGGCTGCCGCCCCGCACCGACTACGCCATCGCGTTCGCCTTCCCGCCCTGCACACACCTGGCGGTATCCGGGGCACGGTGGTTCCGACATAAGGGTCTTCGGGCGCTGTCGGAGGCGATCGACACCTTCGGAGCCTGCGTGCGCATCTGTGAATGGACCGGTGCGCCGTGGATGGTTGAGAACCCGGTGTCCGTGGTCTCCAGTCACTATCGGAAGCCGGATTTCACCTTCGATCCGTGCGACTACGGGGACCCGTGGACGAAGAAAACGTGTCTGTGGACCGGCGGCGGTTTCGTCATGCCGCCGAAGCGTCGCATCGAGCCCGTGCTGGGCAGCATCATTCACCGTATGCCGCCGTCGCCGGATCGGGGGCATCTTCGCAGCGAGACGCCCATCGGCTTCGCCGAGGCGGTGTTCGCCGCCAATGGAAACGCGGTCATGACTGAACCAACCCCGAGCGATGCCGGGGCTGTTTCCGGGGGCGTGGAGGTGGTGAAATGAATTCAGTCAGCCTGCGGGCACTCCGCCAGGTGCATGAACTCGATCATGGCGTCCTCGTAAAGCCAGCCCGAAGCGGGGTACGTGCGACGACGCCTGACTTCGACGCAGCCGCGCTCCTTCATGAACGCCATCGCGACGTTTACCTGCGTATACGGGGCGTCGATGGCCTCGACGAGCTCTTCGAGGGTCGATCCGTTCGCCGCGCGTTCCTCGATGGCGTAGGCGACTTCGCGGAATACGTCTCGCGTGCATCGATGCGTGTAGTTGCGATCCGGCTGCCGCTGAAAACTGACGGCCATCTCGAGGTGATCGTCGAGCACGCGGAAGTCCACGTCGCGCTGTCGATGGTGACGTGCCATGGTTCACGCTCCCTTCGCCAGGGTGAACTTGCCGCGCTCGACCTTGGTGAACCGGGCGTCATTGCCTTTCTTCTGCATCTCGCGGAGCAGGGCCGAGTAGAGCGTGGCCCACGGCGTCGGCGCGTCGCTGGTCCAGTAGCCCTTGGCGGCCATCGCCTCGACCATCGCCTTGGTGTTCATCGGCTCGCCCGCCTCTTCGAGCACCTTGGCGGCGGCGTCGAGGCAGGACATGCCCTCTTGTTTCTTGGTGGTGCGGGCCTTGGCCTGCTTCGCATCCTTCGCGCTCTCGGCCATGGCTCGCTCGCTGGCGGTCATGCCGTCCTTGGACTTGGCCCGTTCGTCGCGGACACGGGCGTTCACCTGGTCGGCCTTGTGCTGGGCCTGCCACGCCTCGCGTTCGGCGGCGGTGAGCTTCTTCTTCACCGGGCGCTTGGCGGGTGCCGCGTCGGCGTTCGCCTTGACCTTCTCGCGAAGGCGCTGGGCGCTCTTGATCCGCACCTTCTTGTTGGTCACGAGGTTCGTCGCCGTCCATCCGCCGCTGGGATGTTCGGCGTCGATGCGAACGGGCACAACCTTGTCGGTGACCTTCGCCGTGTACGTGTTGCCGATCTGAATCTGATCCTTCGTCATCGCAGTTCTCCTTGTTGGAGGGTGAAAGAACATGTTTCCGGGGACTCAGCGACATTCGCTGAGCAGGTCTTCGATCTCCTGTACCTCGCCGTTGGAGAGGAAGGCGAGCGTCTCAATGAGCTTCTCCCTGACGTGCCCAAGGTCGCCGGCGTAGCCCCAGTCCTTGGGGTTGGCCTTCGCGTTGAGCTTGTGCTTGTCGAGTTCGAGTTCGATCCAGTCCAGAACGCGGGCGATGTCTTCGCGGCGTTCGTCGTAGAGTTCGCGGGCGGTCTGCTTGGCCATGGTGGCGTGCTCCTTTCAGAGTTTTGTAATCACGCGGAAGTTTGGAGAGATGGTCCATCGGGGCAGGCCGCGTTCGTCGGTTGCGACGATCTGGCTGGCGATGTTGGACGCATCGTCGTACAGCTCAAACATCCGTTGGCTGACCCGGTCGGCGGCGGCGATCATGCCTTCGGGCGACCCGTCGTGGCGTTCGACCAGATGATCGAAGACCTCGCCGTAGCGGCTGCAGACCTGACGGATGATGAGGTTCCGACCTCGGCGGGAAATCCGGATGGGTTGGGATTGGGTCATGTCGTTGCCCTTTCAGTCCGCGAAACGCTGCAGCTCGCGGTGGTAGTCGTGTATGTCGCTGTTGGTGCCCACGACCCCATCGCAGCGGCGCTGGACCTCGGTGGCGATCTCGAAAAGTTCCTCGTCGCTGATGACGCGGGCTTCGACCTCCCACGTCTTCCACGCCCGTTCATCTCGGCGCGGGTCGCGGATGATGCTGTCGATGCGGATGGTGGTGCTGCCGCGTTCGCGTTCGATGGCGACATGGCCGTGGCTGCCTTCGAGTTCGATTCGTCGGGTCCGCATGTCTATCTCCTTGCGAATGTTGGTGTTACACACACATGAAGCCATGCTTCCGCCAGAACATCAAGGCCGGTCGGCCAGGTGTTTCGAAGAATCTTCAGACCCCGGAAAAATTGCCGTAAGTGCCAATGAAACAAAGAGATGAACAACCCCAGAAGCTGCAGATCACGGCGATTTCCGTGGCGGATGCGGCCAAGGTGCTGGCCTCGGCCTACGGACGGCGCGTAACCGGGGAGCAGGTGCGCGCTGTGGCCGAGGCGGGCGGGCTGATCCGGGCGGATGACACGATCAACCTGCTCGAATATGTGGCGTACCTGGTGCGGGAGGTGGCCCATGGCCAGTGACGCGACCCCCGGGATCAACCCGCGCCGCATCAAGCCCGCCGTACTGGCCCGCCTGCTCAACTCGCTGGGCCAGGGCGAGGTGATCAACGAGCGTCAGCTCCGTCGGCATCGCAACCGTGCCGGGTACACAATCGGTGACGCGAAGACGGTGGACCTGTTCCGCTACGCCGCGTGGCTGACGCTCGAATACCACAAGCCAAAAGAGGACGCGGCCAGCTACGAGGAGGTGAAGCGCCGGCAGGCCGATCGCAACGCTGAACTGGTGCGCGCGGCCCAGGACATCGGCGAGATTCCCGCTGTCGTGGACCCAGCGCGGAAAGCTCGCTGCGGAAATATCCCCGGGGGCTTCCGGGGTTTCTGTGAGACGTACTTCGCCGAGGTGTTCTACTTCGCATGGTCGCCTGATCATCTGCGCGTGATCGACAAGATCGAGAAGGCTGTCCGCACGGGCGGGCTGTTCGCCATGGCCATGCCACGCGGCAGCGGCAAGACCGTGCTGTGTCAGACGGCGGTCCTCTGGTCGGCGCTGATCGGGGCCAGCCCGTTCGTCTGCCTGATCGCCGCCAGTGCAGAGCGAGCCCGTGATCTGCTTGAGAACATCAAGATCTGGCTGGAGACGAATCCGCTGCTGCACGCCGACTTTCCGGAGGTGACGTACCCGATCCAGTGCCTCGAGCGGATCACCAATCGGCAGAAAGGACAGAAGCACAAGGGCGAACCGACACGGATCGACTGGTCGTCCGACCGCATCGTGCTGCCCACGATCCAGGGCAGCAAAGCGTCGGGCGTCGTGATCTCCTGCTCGGGCATGAAAGGCAGCGACATCCGCGGGCAGAACTATGCCCGCGCCGACGGGCAGGTGGTGCGCCCGCAACTGGTGATGGTCGACGACCCGCAAACGACCGAATCGGCCTGGTCGCCCTCGCAGAGCCAGCGGCGCGAGGCGATTCTGGCCGGCGACGTGCTGGGCATGGCCGGGCCGGGGCGCAAGATCGCGGGACTCATAGCCTGCACGGTGATCCGGCCGGCGGATATGGCCGACAACATCCTCGACCGCGAGAAACACCCCGAATGGCAAGGCGAACGAACGAAGATGGTCTACGCCTTCCCTTCGAGCGAGAAGCTCTGGGGAAAGTATGCCGAACTGCGAGCAGATTCCCTGCGCAACGACGGTGACGGGTTGGCGGCGACTGAGTTCTACATCGCCAATCGTGAAGCGATGGACAAAGGCGCGCTCATCGCCTGGCCCCAGCGGTTCAACGAGGACGAAGTCAGCGCGATCCAGCACGCGATGAACCTGCGGTATCGCGATGAGGCCGCGTTCTTTGCCGAATACCAGAACGAGCCGATCGTCGAGGAGATCGGCGAGGAGATGCTCCCCCCGGAAGCCATCGCGGCGAAGCTCAATGGCTATCTTCCGGGTGAGATTCCGCTGGGTGCCAGTCACCTGACCATGTTCATCGACGTGCAGCAGCGCGTGCTGTTCTGGATGCTCTGCGCCTGGGAGGAGGACTTCACCGGCTACATCGTCGACTACGGCACTTGGCCCGAGCAGAAGCGTGTGTATTTCACGCTGAACGATGTGGCATCGACGCTGGGTCGCGCTCATCCGGGGGCGGGCATGGAGGGGCAAATCTATGCCGCTCTCGACAAGCTCACCGCCGAAAAACTCTCCCGCCCCTATCGGCGCGAGGACGGCGCGGAGATGCGCATCGACCGCTGCCTGATCGACGCCAACTGGGGGCAGAGTACGGACGTGGTGTATCAATTCTGCCGCCAGAGCCCGCATGCGGGCCTGCTGCTGCCCGCCCACGGCAAGTACGTCGGCGCGTCCAGCATCCCGTTCAGTGAATACAAGCGCAGGCGTGGCGACCGCGTCGGCCTGCATTGGCGCATCCCCAACACCATCGGCAAGCGGCAGGTTCGGCACGTGCTGGTCGATACCAACTACTGGAAGACGTTCTCACACGCGCGGCTATCGGTGGCCATGGGTGATCCAGGGTGTCTGTCCCTCTTCGGTCGTGACGAAAAGGCGCATCGCTTGCTGGCCGACCATCTGACCGCCGAGTACCGCGTCACGGCGATGGCCCAGGGCCGAATGGTGGACGAGTGGAAACTGCGGCCGACGCGCCCGGACAACCACTGGCTGGATTGTCTGGTCGGCTGCGCGGTGGCCGCGTCGATCCAGGGCGCGATGCTGCCGGGGGTAGATTCAGGCCGACGTCAGTCACGCCAGCGCCTGAAGCTCTCTGCGCTGCAACAGCGCGACAGCTGACCTTGCCGAAGTTTTTTTCGGATTTTCTCCAACCCACGCAAAAAAACACCGCCTCCTGCAAAAAGACAACAGTGAGGAGACGTGGTGTTCATGTCCGACCAGATCAGCGAATCCATTAAGACTAATGCCGAAGGGCCAGCGAAAGCCAGCGGTGACTCGGGCAGCGTCGAGCAGCACAAGCTCTCCGAGCAGATCGCCGCCGACAAGTACCTCGAGTCGAAGAAGGCCAGCCGCGCCAAGGGTCTGGGGATCAAGCTCGCGAAGATCTCGCCGGGAGGAACCATCTGATGGTGTGGCCGTTCCGTAAAGACAGGAAAGCTTCCTCCCAGAAACGATCCCTCCCGGCGGTGGTTCGTGCGCGTTACGACGCGGCTCAGACCACAGCCGAGAACGCCCGGCACTGGGCGATGGCCGATGCGATGTCGGCGGACGGTGCCGCCTCGGCCGACGTCCGCAGAAAGCTCCGCGAGCGTGCCCGCTACGAGGTGGCGAACAATTCCTACGCCAAGGGCATCGTCCTGACCATCGCCAACGACGCCATCGGCACCGGCCCACGCCTGCAGCTTCTGACCGCTGATCCGGAAATCAACCGACGCGTCGAGAAAGCATTTACTGAGTGGGCCAAGGCGATCACCCTGGCTGAGAAACTCCGCGCCATGCGTATGGCCAAGGCCACCGACGGCGAGGCGTTCGCCGTGCTCACCGCCAACCCGGTGATCGACTCGCCGATCCAACTCGATGTGCAACTGGTGGAGGCGGATCGCATCACATCGCCTGTCATGGCCGTGCTGCCGACGACCAACGACATCGACGGCATCATCCTCGATCCCTACGGCAATCCTCACACCTATACGATCCTGCGTCAGCATCCGGGCGACCCCGGAAGCCTGACCGCCTGGAAGGCGTCCTATGACGTGGTCTCGGCCGACGCCGTGGTGCACTGGTACCGCATGGATCGGCCTGGCCAGCATCGGGGCGTTCCGGAGATCACACCCGCACTGCCGCTTTTCGCTCAGCTGCGGCGTTACACGCTGGCGGTGATTGCGGCGGCGGAGACGGCGGCTGATTTCGCGGCCGTGCTATTTACCGACGCCCCGGCCAACGGCGAAGCGCAGGCGCTCGAACCGATGGACGTGGTCGCGCTTGAAAAACGCATGGCCACCGTGCTGCCCGATGGTTGGCGATTGGGACAGATCGAAGCGCAACAGCCCACAACGAGTTACGGCGAGTTCAAGCGCGAGATCCTCAACGAGATTGCTCGCTGTTTGAACCTGCCGTTCAACGTCGCGGCCGGCAACAGCGCCGGCTACAACTACGCCTCCGGTCGGCTGGATCACCAGACCTATTTTAAATCCATCCGCGTCGAGCAGGCGCACCTGGCTGAGACGGTCCTCGACCCCATCTTTGCGGCATGGGTTCACGAGGCCATGTTGATGACCGAGTTCGCGTTCCTGCGCACGATGAGCCGCCGGGCTGATTTCCGGGGGCAGTGGTTCTTCGACGGCACCGAACACGTTGATCCCGCCAAGGAAGCCAACGCCCAGGCGACGCGCCTGGCCAACAACACCACCACGCTCGCGGCGGAGTACGCCCGTCAAGGCAAGGACTGGGAGACGGAACTTAATCAAAGGGCCAAGGAGAAGCAGTTGATGGAGGAACTGGGGTTGGCCCAATCGCTTCCCGGCGGTGAGTCACGGCTTCCTGGTAAGGGGGGGCAGGAAGAATCTCTTGAGGAGATTGACGATGCGGCCTGATCTCTCCCGCCTGTCATCATCTGGTCGTAACCATGCTCTGCCCGGCGTCCAGTCACCGGCGAGCGCCAGATCTTCGCAACCGTCGAACCAGTCGCAGTACACGAAGGAAATGGCATCGATCGGGGTGTTGATTATCGAGGTGTTGTCTCTGTGCCTCATGACGGAAGCATCTAGGCTTATCTGGCACCCCTTGAGGTCCCCATGCCAGAAGACGTCGCAGGGACCATTGATCACAAAAGGCGCGCCGGACGGCGACTTCAGTCGAACTGGACAGAATCCCATCGAGACCTCCGGGGCGTTGTATGTGGCGACCCTCACGTCGGGAGGCAAGGCATACCCGCTGGGTTCCACAGAGGCAACCTCTGCGAAAAGCCCGGTTCTGTGTTGCCACTCAGAGAGGGGTGGTTGTTTGGTAACAATGATGACGCAAGGGTCGCTGCTCCCGCCATTGGTCCAGTTCACCCTGCATGGAAACTTAAACTCCCCTTCGCCGTTGCCGTACAGGTCGGACTCGGTCCCTCCGATTTCACGCATGACTTCTATATCAGTCTCGGAAGGTAGGAGGCTGTGTGCGTCCCATTCGGCGACCAACTCCCGTCGCGAGGTCGGAACTCGATGCATCATTGGATGTTCTGGTTCCAGATACCACCACCGGTCACACCTGCGGCACCTATATAGCTGGCCCCGCTTGAGCGGTCTTACCCACTCGAGTGAGGACGCTATCTGCAGAAGGTTAGCGTCCAATGTGGATGAACTCGCTCCCGGCTCCGGCGGCCAGTGCATCCCCAGGATACCCGTGGCGTCACATGCAGGGCATATGCCTCGCTCATCCTCCGGATATACCCTTGCGCCGCCCAATACCATGGCCGCCATCCTTCCGTCGCAGATGCATGCAAGTGCGATTCTACGCGCGGAACGGGCTGTCACAACCCTTATCTAACCGAGCTTAAAGAGAATAGCAGTGAAGACTACATTGCCTCCAGTACACCAGCCTGACTATCTCAGTTTCCGTTGTCCGCTAACGATCGAGGCGGCGGACGCAAGCGAGACGTCTTCCGGGGGCGGGGGCGGGGGCGGGGGCAAGGCCAGCCCCAAGTTCAGCATGGTGGCCTACACCGGCGGCACGATGCGGATCACCGGCTTCCCGCACCCGGTCGTGGTGGACCTCGAGGGCCTGGCCATCGACCGTCAGGACATCCCGGTGCGGCTCGACCACAACCCGCGCCAGGGCGTCGGCCACACGCAGCGTGTGACCGTCGAGAATGGTCAGATCGTCGCCGAGGGTCTGATCAGCCGTGATACCTCGTGGGCCCGCGACGTATCCAAGAGCGCCGTCAACGGCTTCCCCTGGCAGGCCAGCATCGGCGCGGCCGTCGTCGACGCCGAGTTCGTGCCCAACGGCCAGAGCATCACCGTCAACGGAAGGACTTTCACCGGGCCATTGCATGTGGTCCGCAAGGCCGTCCTCAAAGAAATCTCGTTCGTCGACAGCGGCGCGGACACGAACACCAGCGCCCGCATCGCCGCCCACAGCAACCATCGGAAGGAGACTGATCTTATGGAAGGAACCGACGTGACCCCTGATTCCACGAATACCGACATGCCGCAGGCCGATGTCCAAACCACCGTCCCCGCCACCACGACGGACGACGACACCGGCCAGAACGCCCCCCATGCTCCGAAGGTGAGCACGCCGAAGCCGCATTCAGCGTCCCCGGATACTCCCGGCACCGTCAATGCATCCGCCGCCGACAATTCCGGGGGCGGGGGTGATCCGGTGACTGACATGCGTCGTCGCATGGCCGCCGAGACGCGGCGCGTCGAGGCGATCCGCCGAATCTGCGCCGGCAAACATCCCGACGTTGAAGCGAAAGCGATCGAGGAGGGCTGGGACGAGAGCCGCACCGAACTGCACGTATTGCGCGCGTCACGTCCGCAGGTGCCGGCTGTGTCAACCCGCCCGCGCAACACCAGTCCGCAGGTGTTCGAGGCCATTGCCCTGATGGCCAGCGGCCTGCCCAACTCGCGCATCGAGGCGATCTACGCTGAGCCGGTCCTCGAAGCGGCCGACAAGCTACGCGGCGTGGGCATCCAGGAGTTTTGCGAACTGGCGTGCGGCCAGCAACTGCCGCGCTTCCGCCGCGACGCCACCGGATGGCTGCAGGCTGCATTCAGCACCGCGTCACTTCCGGGCATCTTGAGCAACATCGCCAACAAGATGCTGCTCGAGGGCTACAACTACGTCGAGGATGCGTGGCGGAAGATCGCCAAGGTTGCTTCGGTCAACGATTTCAAGGAACACAGCCGCTACCGCATGACCGGCGCATTTAAGTTCGAGCCGGTCGCAGCGGACGGTGAGCTCAAGCACGGGCAACTGGACGAGCAGAAGTTCGGCCAAAAGGCTGACACCCATGGCATCATGTTCGCGCTGACGCGGCAGATGATCATCAACGACGACATGGGTGCGTTCACTGACATCCCACGCCAGATCGGCATGGGGGCGGGCGAGTCGATCGCCGACGCGGTGTGGGGGCTGTGGCTGAAAAATCCGGTGCAGAGTGACGGTAGCGCGTTCTTCAGCAGTGACCACCACAACTACACCGAGGGCGCGGACACGGCACTGACCATCGACGGGCTGACGGCCGCCGAGGTCCTGTTCGGTGAGCAAACCAAGCCGAACGGTCGCCCGCTGGGCATCCCGGCCAACCTGTTGCTGGTGCCCACGGCGCTGAAGGTGCCGGCGCAGTTGCTGATGACCAGCCTGCAGGTCAATGAAACGACCACAGCCAACAAGCCCAAGCCCGCAAGCAACCCGCATGTGGGCAAGTTCGAGGTGGTCAGCTCCACCTACCTGGCCAACGCCAGTTTCACCGGTGCGTCGAGCAAGGCGTGGTATCTCCTGGCCGATCCGAACCGGCTGCCGGCCATCGAGGTTGCGTTCCTCAACGGCGTGGACCGCCCGA